AGGCTCCCGTGGCGGGGTTCCAGAATCTCATGTAGCCCACGCCCATTTCGATGATGAAGCGGGTGGTGGTGCTGAAGTTGAACCCGATCAAGCGAACTTCGCCAACCGTGACAAATTTTGTCGTGCCAAGGAATTGCGTCCCCGGGCGGCGGATCACGCCGCCGTAGGGGAGGATTTGGAAGTTCTCTAAAGTGCGGCAGGCGCTGCGGTATTTCTCCAGACTCGTCCGGGCGTCGATGAAGGGCGAGACTTCACCGGCGTTGAACGAGGGATAGAAATCGAACTTCGGCATGCTACTTTTTGAGGTCGCGGAGGATTTTGACGAGGGTGACGAGGCCGACCGCGAACCCGACCGTTACGGAGGCGAAACGCATCCACGCTTCCAAGTGGGGAAGCATGGAGTAAATCGCCGCGCCGATGGAGGTGGCGCTGCCGATGAGGCCGGTGGCTGCGGATTTGAGTTGGTCGCTATTCATTAGGAGTTCGCTTGACTGAGAAGATTTCCGAGGATTTCTGTGGTCGTGACTTGGCCGAGGCGAGTCAGGTTGAGGGCTGAGACTTTGGCGAGTTCGCTCGATAGCTCGGTTCTCACCTGTGAGGCGATCTGGCTTGTCGTCGGAACATTTGGCGTGTTGGTCAATGTTGTCGCGGTATCGACAAGCCCGCCGGTGATTGTGCGAGATGCTGCGCTCCACACGGCGGTAGCGATGTCTGATCCAGTGACAAAGGCTGTGCCAACCGTGTGGTCTGTGGCGACTCCCACCGCAACCTGACTTGGCAGCGGCACTGCCAGCGTGCCTGTCATGCCGCTGTAGGTCACACCGCTGCGAACATTGTTGGTCGCTGGTCCAAGGCCGGTATTGTCGGCGGTGAACATGTCCACATAGGTGCCTGTGCCGTTGAGGGCGTATCTGGTTCTTGCGGATGCGGGGGTATTAAACAAAATAAACGCAGGGGCATATACCGGAACCCGCCCATTTACTGCTGAAATAAAACTGCAGTTTAACCGCAGAGTCCCACCAGCAGTTGACTGTATGGCGGCGGAGCTTGGCGCTGCTGTAAGAACGCCATTTACAGTGATTGTCGCGAGCGCACTGGTATTAGATAATGCAACGGTGGTGGATCCTCCTGTTAAATTTCCAGTTACATTTACAAATCCCGCGCTTGTATTTGCGATTGGAATCCCACCGCCTGTTGCTCCTCCCGTGGCGTTTCCAGTGTAATTTATTGTGCCTCCCCCAGTGTTCATGATTGCGTTCTGCGATTTACCAACAATCAGGTTGCCTTCGACCGAGCATGTTCCGGTTGAGGTGTTTAGTATGCTTCCGGAATTTGCACTGAAATTATACCCCTCGACATTTCCCAACAGGGAGATCGTGCCTGACGAGGAGTTGTTAATAATTCCAGGCGTTCCGTTTGCGATGCCTACGTTGACATTCCCGATGATTGAAACCGTGCCGCTCCCGGAATGAGTAACAGGTGAACTTGACAAACTTCCAGCAAGGCTGTTTCCGTTTATGTTTCCAGTCAGTTGAAATGTTGCCGTGCTTTCAATTTTCAATGTAGACGGATTAGCGCCCGATGCATTGTGCGCGATATTTGCGGTAATGTTAAAATTGGAATTTGCAACAAAGCCGCCCAATGCTGCGGCTGAAGTTCCTCCCCCCACAAACGATGCAGTGATTGCGGCATTTGTTAGCAGGGCGACATTCACAGCAGTGTCGATTGTTACGGTAAAACTATTTGAATAAATATTGTGACCTTCTCCATTCGGAGGAACTGCGCCTCCTGCCCATGTTGCTCCTGCACTCCAGAGTCCCGTTGCGATTGCGCGATAGTTTGCCATTGCTTAGAGTCCTTTCGAGACGATGAATTTTTGGAGTGCCGCGCTGATTTCAGCTACGGCGGTGAGAGTTGGTTCGTCGGAACCGGAGAGGCTACCGAGGGCGATGTTGACGCTCTGTTCTTGCGCCTGCTCGACCACATCTCCCTCGATGCGGGTCGGGATGAAACGAGCTGCGATGCTGGCATCCGGCGTTCCATCGGCGTTGTATTTGCCGTTGATGGCGAGGTTGAGCGAATATTTTGGATAGGATTTGCCGTCGATTTGGATGGGAGTGGATGCTGTCATGGTGGTGGTGGATTTGAGGTTTTAGCTGTAGGAAAGTGAGGTGCGATTACTCCACGCGCCGGTGGCGGATTGGGTGGCTGTGACCGACCCATCGGCATCGGTGGTGATGCGGGTGATCGTCCAGCCGGTGGAGGATTCGGCGGTGCCGGTGGGGGCGGTGCCGTAGTAGTGGTAGGGTTCATCCCAAGCGGCGCGGGCGATGGTGGAACCGCCCTCGGTGAGAGGAACGGGGGACCATGCCTCGCCGTCGAAGACGAGGATGTCGCCCATCTCCGCCCCCTCGCCAGAGAGGCGAGAGGCCGGGATGGTGACGGGTTGGACGACCCAACGCGCTCCCGTCCACTTCCACTTCCGATTGCCGGAAGTGAAGGTGTCGTTGACTGACGGGGTGGATGGAAACGCGAGGGCGGACATGGTTTTTTACTGCTTGTCGATTTCGACCCAGGCTCCGTTGTAGGAGACATACTCTGCCATGTCGGTAGAGTCGATCCAGCGGAGACCGGCGGTGTGCGAAGGCGCGGTGGCCGACACGACATCTTTGATTTGCTTGCCGTCGAGGGCGGTTTGGGTGGCGCTCGAAACGGGTTTGTTGGCGTCCGAGGTGTTGTCTGCGTTGCCGAGGCCGACTTGGGCTTTGGTGACGCTGTGGGGGTTGTTGGTGGCGGAGGTGTGGCTGCTGAGGGAACCCTCGGCAGAAGTCACACGGCCAGCAAGAGTTGTCGCGGCGGACTCAATCGCATTGATGTCGCTCTCGGCTGTGTCCAGACGCGAATCCAAGGCGGAGTCGGCTGCTTCCAGCGAGGAGACGGCATTGGCGAGGTTCGTGGAGGCGGCACCAGCGAGGCTGGAAATGGCTCCGTTGAGGTTGGAATCCGCAGATTGGAAAGCTGTTACGATTTCCGATAGCGAATTGAGGGCGGTGCCATCCACATTGGAAAGAACATCGTCCACGCGAACATTGAGCGCGGTGATGCCGCTTTGCGCGGTGGAGAGGCCGGATTGGAGGGAATCAATTTCTCCCTCGGCGGTGCCGACCCGGGTGGTGAGGCTCGTCGCTGCCGACTCGATGGCGGTGATGTCGCTCTCAATCGCGCCTGCGCGGGATTCCAAAGCGGTGACGGCTGGGGCCGAGGCCACGCGGGCGTTGGTGTAGTAGAGGTTGTTGGAACCTTCGACAACCGCATCGGTTGTGCGAGGGACGAGTTTCCAAGCGGTGCCGTTGTATTTCCACGAACGGGAACCGACGGAGTGGATGTCATTGAGGGCCGGTGAGGCCGGGAAGGAGATAGCTGCCATGGTAGTGTTTTCTAGTTGTTGGTTGGTTTTTCGACCCAACTTCCCCCGAACCATTCGTAGGTGGTGAGGTCAAAAGTGTGTGTCCATCGCTGCCCGGTGTAAGGGTAGGCGGGCGGCGTTTCGGAAAAGGTCGCGGGGAGGTCGGTGGCTTGCTGGTAGGTGCTGCCATTCCAAAGCCACAAAGTGCCACTATCCTGCGCGAGGTAGATGCGGGCCTCCTTGCCGGGTTGAGGAAAATCGGCCCGGGAGGGGTAGATGACGAGTTGCTTGATGCTGTCATCGGGCAGGACAATCGTGAACTGGGAGAGGTCCAGTTGCTGGGTGATGTTGGTCTCGGTGATGGTCGTCATGCGTAGGTGGCGGTCTCCCGGTTAGTCCACGCGACATTGGTCGCCTTGGCGGTGGCAGTGACGGTTCCGTTGGCGGAGAGGGCGGAGCGGGTGATGATCCACTTGGCCACGGTGGCTGCGGAACCGGTGGCGGGGATGTCGGAATTGAGGAGCAGGCCGTAGTAGCTGAAGGTGCCTGCGGTGTTGAGGGCGAAGGAGTGGATGAAGTTGTCCGGGTCGCGCTGGGTGGTGGGGGCGTAGAGACCGAGGGCGACGACGACGATCTTTGCGCCGTTCGGGATCGCGGTGGTGAAAGTGATCGTGCCTGCGCCTTGGTTGACGAGGTAGTCGGTGGTGGGTTCCTGCACGACTCCGTTGATCGCCACAATGACATGGTTCGGGTCGCTTGACTTGAGGCCGGTGACCGAAAAAGTATTGAGTGTGCCGTTGCCGGTGAGCGTGGTTTTTGCCGATGAAAGGAGGCTTGCTTGGGGGAGACCGAAGTTGAGGACGGCGGTGCTGCCTGCGCCGGTGTTGGTGACAAAGGGCGGGGTGGTGCCGGGAACGGCGGTGACATCCCCGACTTGGACGAGGAGCGAGGGATAACTAACGCCGCCTGCGGGACCGCCTCCGCTGACCTGCGCGGCATCGACCCCATCGCCGCCATTGCGGGACGAGACGAGTTTGGAGGACATCCACGCTGGCTTGATCCGGCCTTTGCGCTCGGTGGAATCCCGGCGCATCGCGGGGCTTTTGCCGAGGAGTTCGGTTTCCTTCGCGAGGAGCGCGGCCTTGTTGGCATCGCCGGTCAGCGGGACGGCGAGCTTGGAGGCGAGGTTGGCCGTGAGTAAGTCTATGAATAAGGAATCGAAGAGGCTGACCTCGGTGACCTTCTTGACATATTCCAGCGTGATCGCCGTGCCGAGCCACACATCCCAATCGGTCGTCCAACTGGAGGTGACGCCGGGTTGCTTGGTCGAACCGGCAACCAGGCAGCGGTAAACCGCGCCGTTGTTGGAGACTGCATTGCCGACCTCGTAGACGCGACCGGTGACCCATGCGGGCGAGCCGGAATCGGCATTGGCGAGGACGAAATTGCCAGCGACTTCCCATGCCGAGTCGCCGGTCGAGTAGTCGTAGTCGTTGACCCGGAAGACGCGCAGGCAGTCTGCGGGAATCGCGTAGCGGTAAGCCCACTTGTATTCCGGGCGCGGGAGGGTTTCGGCCACCGTGGTGGACTTCATCGCCCATGTCCACGATCCGGCGAGGAGGAGGGCATCGCGAACCTGCGGGTAGAGGGACTTGGCGAGGAGGAGGGCGTGGCTGCTGGAAGTGAACTGCTCGCCGGTGCCGATGCGGAGGATTGCTTGCCGGCAAAGTTCGTCTTCGGAAATCGAGACGGCTGGGCGGAATGCCGCCCTGCTCTCAACCGCCGACTTCAGCGCCGGTTGAGAGACTAGGTATTGAAGTTCTTGGAAGAACTGCTCTTTCATTTTTTAGCAGGCATCGCTTGCGGAGAACCCATTTCCAGAAGTTGCGCCAACTTCATGGCCAAGGTGACAATCAGCACATTGAGGAAGACCGGCGGGTATTTGCTGACATCGGTCACGATGCCGATGGTCTCCACTTGAATCGGCGAGACTTCGTTCGTGTGGATGTAACCGGAGACGATTTCCCATTTTCCGAAATTCTCGTCCTCGTCCACGCCATTGATGCGAAGCACCTTGAGTGTGCCTGCTGGCAGAGCGTAGCGTCTGGTGTAGCCGAATGCCGGGGCGGCGGCATCGGCGTTGATGGTGGTCTGCGTCCGGGCGAACTGCCAATCGTAGTCGGACAGCACCTCGTTGCGGGTCTGATCGTAGAGACTGGTGGCGAGTGCCATCGGTTCGCCAAAGGGCTTGAACGAATCGGCACTGCCCACGCGCAGGATGGCTTGTCGGCAGATTTCGGAAACCGAGTTGGCGGCGGTGGTGGCGCGGGGTTTGGCGGATTTCTC